ATTGCCAGCGGTGCCAGGGGTTGTTAGTCCGGTACCACCAGATGCTGCGGAGATACCGATAAGAGCGTTTACAACATTGGTACCATTGTTATAAACCAAAAAAGATCTGCCAGCGGGAACTTCGATACCAGTACCGGTAGTGTTCTTGACTGTTACCGTGTCGGCTAAGCCGTTGTTAATAATGTAGGGCTTGTCGATCTGACAACCTGAACCAAGGACTAAGTTTCTTGCGCCTCCAGAGGTCCCCGTAAGGTCTAAACGCAGTGCCCGAGCGTCCTGGGCTGCGTTGGTATTCGTGAGTGTTAGCGTGACATCGGCGCTTGAGAAGGAGACAGTTGCGGTACCAACAAGGGCTTGTTCAAGTGCTGTCCCAAGGTTGGTATTGGTCGTTGTACCCCAAGTGCCAACCTGCTCACCGGTACCGATAAGCTCTATCTTTAGGTTGGAATATGTACTTGCCATTTAAAACTCCTATTCATTCGTGACAATCGTTTCCCACTGTGCGTCTTGGTAGGTATTAATTACTTCCCAGAGAAGCCTTACAACAAACTGATCTGCAGCGTTAACACTCTGGTTAATCTGTGCAAAAAATATTGCCCCAGCAAGTACGGCATCCAACCCTTCTGCGCCTTCAGTAACTGCGGTATTAAATTCACCTAAAGACTCAAACTCATCCGAACCGTTTGCTGCCTCGACAACCTGGGCAATAAACTCAACCAAAGCAGCAACCTGATCCGCGCCTTCTGCAGATTCTAAAACAGATGCACCAAACTGAACAGAAGCAAATATCTCATCCGCACCATCTGCTGCTTCAGAGACCTCTGAGAAAAACTCAACAGAAGCTTCAAACTGATCAGACCCTTCTGCTCCGTCAGAGACTGCCACCACAAAGCTACCGAGAGACGATACCTGATCAGACCCTTCAGCACCCTCTACAACTGCGGTAAGGAAGGTAGCCAGAGCACTTACCTGATCTGCACCGTCTGCAGCCTCAACAATCTGGCAACTAAACGCTGCTAGGGCTTCGGTCTCATCTGCGCCTTCTGCTGCCTCTTCAACAACGCTACTAAATTCAATAGCCCCAAGAACCTCATCTGTAGTTTCTACAGACTCATCAATCTCACAGACAAAAGTTTGTTGTGATACAACAGAGTCATTACATTCTAAGTTCTCTGAAACTGATGTTAAAAAACTTGCTTGAGCAAAGATTTCACTAGAACTATTTATGCTTTCAACAATTTGCGTAAAAAATTCAACAAGAGTATTAACTTGATCCGTTCCATTTGCAGACTCTAAAACAGCAGCAGGAAACTCTATTAACGCAAATATTTCATTTAATCCTTCTGCATTTTCAGAAACCTCTGAGAAAAACTCAACAGAAGCTTCAATTAAGTCAGAACTATTTGCAGAATCAACAAAAGATACAAAAAAGTTACCAATAGAAGCAAATTGATCTGTTGCTTCAGAACTTTCAAATACAGAAACAAAAAACTCAACAAGAGCACTTACCTGATCAGCACCGTCCGCAGCCTCAACAATCTGGCTATTAAACTGCGCTAGGGCTTCAACCTCATCCGAACCTTCTGCTGCTTCTTCAATATTGTTTAAACTGAAGAACCCACCATTTGTCTGATCCGCACCACCTGCTGCCTCATCAATCTCACAAGCAAAGGTCTGCTGTGCTGCAACAGAGTCTGTTCCCTCTGATGCCTCAACCACAGATGTCTGGAGTGTGGCCTGTGCTGCTACCTCATCAGAACCCTCAGAACCCTCTGTAACCGCTGTCTGGAAGGTTGCTAAGGCTACAAACTCATCAGCCCCACTGGCACCCTCAGAGACCGCTGCATTGCTTACCGCAAGCCTTGCGACCACTGAGTCACTGCCATCTGCTGCCTCTAAGACCTGACCGAAGAACTGAACAGCACCGACAACCTGATCGGTTCCCTCACCACCCTCCGCAATGTCACAGACATAGTTTGGTATAGAGAAGAACTGATCCGCCCCGCTTGCAGCGTCTACAAACTCCCGGCTATAGGTGTTACCACCTACGGTCTGATCTGCACCTTCGGCGACTTCGATTACGGCTCGTTCAAAAACTGAGCCACCCCAACCGGCTTGGCCCCATGCACCGGAACTCCAGCCGCCGTCAGACATGTTTAAACAGCCTCTAGCGCAGACTCTTCAAACCAGCGAGATTTCGTTGTGCCATCAGCATCAGTCCATTCGACGAGGTAGAAAAACTCCCCGTCCTCATTCATGCGAAGAGCAAGCACCGGGCCTTGTGGTAGCACCCCTTTGAGGCGAACTTCCTGATTTTTTGTAAATTTCGTAGCCATGATTGCTCCTTATGCGTCAGCTAAGCTAAAGGTGTACTTCACATTCAGAATGTCGCCACTGACAACAGCACGATCTCCGGGGGCCTCAAACTCAGCCTCAGAAAACAAAACACCGCTGGTGCCGGTATCAACACTCGCTAAAAAAGCTCCGCTGACTGTCACCGTACCGTTCATAGTGAACTGGGCTTGGCTGGCATCGTTATCAATCACTGATGGATCTGCAGTGGTAGCGGTACCAAATGTCGCTGCCTTACGGTTGCCAGAGTAAGCAGTTGTTTCAGTCCAGCCAGCATGAGAAGCCAAAGTATCAGCAGCAGCCAAGGTTGGGCTAGTACCAGAAATCAGACCAACAAACCAAGAAGCGGTATAGGCGCTGCCTTTGAAGTACTCGTCGTTCATATCCTGAAGACCTTGATTAACCACCAAGTTTTTGGCCTTATCTTCCCACTTTAGGTTTCCATCCTTGTCATAGCAGGTGAAATAAAAAACACCACCACCGGCTGCACTTTCTCCAGTGTTGGTACCGGAAACAACAGCAGCAGACATATTGTCAGTGCTTCGTGCTTTTACTTTCATATCAAACTCCTTTATCCAAAACGAATGAGCGCATCTGCGCTGGTTGGCACGGGGAACTGCACAGGAAAGGTAATAACAGATGTCTTATCAGAACCAAAATCTAACACACAGACCGCTGCACCACCATTCTTATAGATCAGAGCGCCCCGTGCGGTAAACGCTCCAGACCAAGAAACATTATTGAAGGTGATAAACGACACACCGTTCGTAAACCCAACCACCGGGGTTAGAACCTCACCACCAGCGGTATAACCAGAAGCCACTACCTCACCAACGGGGGTGTAAGCAGGGGTTGTTGCATCCAGAGTAGCGGCATTTGTATACAAGGCAATCTTGTAGACATCCGTGGTTCCTGGCCCAAAATCAAAGTCTGCATTACGCAGCCCAATCTTAAATGTGTCAGAGAGAAAGTTCCCAGTAAAAGCCATTATGTCACCGGCACCCTTACCTGACCATTACGATAAGCATCCTGACGCAACATGCCATCACCCAGACGCTTAGCCAACATCAGTGCTTCGTTGTACCGGGTCATGTAGTTAGCAATAACGTCTTGTTCACCCTTCATGAATGTGTAGGCCTCCAAAAGGGTCCCATACAGTAAGACGCTGTCAAAATTATCCCCAAGCCAAGTAGTTGATGCCGTAACGATTGACTCAGGGTAAGCAAAGTAATGCAGTTCAGCGGAAAAATTAGCATTCGGTGTCGGCCCCAATAAAAAAGTTAATTCATTGGTGATAACCGGAATAGGGTCATTGGTCGTTGCTGGCCCAAAGACTGCGTAGTACCTCGGAACCCCTGAATCTGCTGGACTGGGGTATGCGGCCCTGATGAAGTTCACATCCTTGTCGAGAAGGGACTCATACTCACCGTTGGGCAGAATAATTGCCAAAGAAAAAACCGCCAGAAAATCTGAGGGTGCTGCAAAGTACTTATTGCCGTTTGTTGTTACCCCAGTTACGTTTCTGCGGTTCGTGGGGAACTGAATGGTGTTGTAAATCCTTTGTTCAGCTTGACGAATAAAGATATCCAACTGCTGCTTGGAAGTGAAGTTCTCCGGGTTAGCAGTCGGATCTCCGTACTGAAGGTCTGGAAAATCATTCTCCACATACCCTTTGACGGTTTCGAAAAGCTCTTGGTAGTTCATTTATCCCATCTTCCCACTGATCTTACGGCCTTTGATAGCAGCACCATACCCACGCATCTCACCAACCCCGTAAGGGTTCACAGGGGCATAGTTGCCCTTGCTGTAGTAGCCAGTGGACATGTTTATCTTGGCTATGGCCTGTTCT